ATATGGATGAAACATACGAAAAAATAGAGTTATTTAAGAAAAGAGATGAGCTGGGACGCAAGATGATGAAAGTGGCAGAAGAAAAGGGAATTACAGATGATGCAGGACTTGTGGAATTAGAAGAATATAAAGAGTTTAAGAAAGTAGAAGATGAACTAAAAAAACTTTATGAATAAAATAATCAACATCCTCTCCTCTCTAGACAAGCCATTAACAGATAACTAAAAAATAATATGGGCTTCATACTCATCATCGTGGGGCTTATCGGACTAGCAATACTCTGGCCACTAATTCTACTGGTGTACTTAATCTGTTTGGTGTACTTAATCTGGTTCTGGATAGCATTTTTGAATAACCGAGAGATATGAACCACCCAGAACACATTTGTAGATTCAATGACGCACCACAAACTTGTGAATGTTATGACGCAGGCTATAAAGAAGCCAAAGCAAAGGAGAGATAGAGTTTGTTTGGTACAATAGGACATGGCCCGTTGCTACAATTGCAGGACAGAGATCAAAGGCACCAGTTGGTTTTGCAAGAAGTGCAAGGACGATCCTGAAGCTCGCAAGCCAGGCAGTGTGCTCGTTATCTACGACAAAATATGAAAGAGATACATAAGCCGTGTGGTAGAATAAATAACTAAATCTATATGGCTAAGAAAGGCGGCAAACAGCCTGGGGCAGGGAGGCCCAAGGGCTCCAAGAACCTGTACTCCATGCAGGACTACTTCTCTAAGAAGGATGTGGATACGTTTGTGGAGTTTCTAAAGGCTAACTACATGGAAGATACCAAACTCATGGTATGGCTCGGTGAACACCTGTTTGGGAAACCCTCGCAGGCAGTTGATGTAACGACCAACGGCAAGGATTTGCCCGTGCCTATTATAAGTCTCACAAAAGAGCAGTGAAATGAATGTACAGTCTCACCACAGCGACAAAGCGGGTAGCCAGCTTAACTAAGCGCATCCGTGCCATACAGGGCGGTACATCGGCGTCAAAGACCATCAGCGTTTTGTTGTACCTCATTGCAAAGGCACAGAGCGACACCACTCCCACCCTTACCAGCATTGTGTCGGAGAGCTTCCCACACCTCAGACGTGGTGCTATGCGCGACTTCCTCAACATCTTGGAGGAGCACAAGTACTTCAAGGATGGAAGGTGGAGCAAAACCGATTTTACCTACACCTTCGAGACCGGCTCTAAGATTGAGTTCTTCTCCGTAGACCAGCCTGGCAAGGTACGAGGTCCGAGGCGTGACCGTCTTTTCATAAACGAAGCTAACAATATTCCCTTTGAAGCATTTGAGCAGCTGGAAGTGCGCACCAAGGAGTTTATCTTCCTCGATTGGAACCCGACCAATGAGTTTTGGTTCTATGAGCACGTCGCCAACCGTGACGATGTTGACCACATTATCCTCACCTACAAAGACAATGAGGCTCTTGATCCTGCTATCGTGGCAGCGATTGAGCAGCGCAAGGGCAGGCCCACCTGGTGGAAGGTATACGGCGAAGGGCAGCTGGGCGAGGTAGAGGACCGCATATACACAGGCTGGAAGATCATTGATGAGATACCTCACGAAGCCAGGCTTGAGCGCTATGGCCTCGACTTTGGCTACAAAAATGACCCCACCGCCATCATTGCCATTTACTATTTCAACGGCGGCTACATACTGGATGAGGTGCTCTACCAGAAGGGCCTATCGAACAAACAGATTGCCGACACCCTCCTGAACCACCGTAAGGCGCTTACCATTGCCGACAGTTCCGAGCCCAAGTCGATAGACGAGATACGCCTCTATGGCATCAACGTCACCGCGACCACCAAAGGGCCAGGTAGTGTGCTTCAGCGCATCCAGATGATGCAGGATCAGCAGATTAGTGTCACCAAGCAGTCAATCAACACCATCAAGGAGTACCGCAACTACCTGTGGGAGAACGACAAGAATGGCCGCATACTCAATGAGCCTATTGGCATCTTCAACCACGCCATGGACGCGGCTTGCTACGCTATGCGCTCTTTGGTGCCTATGATCCAGCAGGCAGACATGATTGCGAACATGCCGCGCTACCACCAGGCAGAGCGTAAGAACCCAGCTATATGAAATGGAAGTTAATTGGCACGTACTATGCAAATAATTTGTGGTATGCACGTTTTGATGCGCCTAACGAAACTAAACTATTTGCAGCATCAGATAAAGAAACTGCAATAGCACAAGGCTTGTATGAGGTTAATAGCCTCGTGGTATAATATATCAATGACTACTACTCCGAAGAAAAAGGCCAAGCCGCATTTTGAAATCTATATCACCCTAGGCGATGTGAAACTCAAAGGACAGGGCACTACCGCTTACGAAGCGCTCTCCTCGGTAAAGAAGCCTATTAAGATTACCGGCAAGACGTTTGTGACGCTCACCGATGGCAAACGAAAGAGCGAGCGTATGCTCATGCCTGTCGCGGCTAGACGATTGTTCTACCCATTCGCACAGTTCTACCTCGCTAAGCAGCTTGAGTACCTACTGCGATGATTGGCGTGACGAAGCACCACCGACAGCAGAAAGGCTATCCCGACGGTCTTATCGTCTTTGAGATTGATACCGAGCAGGCGACCTATCGAGGCGCACAACTACGAGACCTCGGCCCCACACAACGCAGGAAGTTTGAGAACATGATCTTCATAGAAGGAGCAGGCGAGCGTTTACCCATGAAATTTGTCTACCACTAGCATGGAACGATACCAGGACATATTCGATTTTATAATCAGACAGGAGACCTCTTATGCCAAGCATATAAAGCTCCCTACGGGCAAGATGTGGAGCATGAAAGACCACATCAATCGCTCTGCGCTGTACCGCGACAGCGACATTGTAGGTGAGAAGGACAAGTTCACCCCTATTAAGAACATAACGCGCCCTATCCTCAACTTGCAGTACCGCACGGAGGACATTGATGTGAAGGATGTGCAGCTGTATGTAGACGACAGCGCCAAGTACCACCTCTCATTCCTGGTGAAGAAGTACCACGACGATGTGTTTGTGGTGGAGCATGACCTCGACACCTACTTTGACCAACTCAACCAGTCCCGTGTGGACTTTGGTGCCGGCCTCTCGAAATCCCTCTCATCGCCACTGCCTGAAACAGTGCCACTTCAGAGCATTGCCTTCTGCGACCAACGAGACATCCTCTCACGCCCTATAGGGCTCAAGCACAGCTACTCTCCCGATGAGCTTATGGGGATGGCCTCCAAAGGTTGGGGAGATTCCTCTAAGGGCGCTACAGCCTCGCTACGCGACGTTATCCGCCTCTCCCGAGAGAACCCACGGGATGGCGTCTCTGAGGGCGACATAGAGATATATGAGGTGCACGGCAACGTGCCGAAGCGCTTTGCCACCCCGAGCGACGATAGCGAGGAATACGAGACCCGCCTCTTCATCTGCTGCTTCTACCAAAAGAAGGACAGCATGGAGAAGACGGGGATAACGCTCTACAGCGCCCTTGAGACCGAGAGCCCTTTCAAACTCGTGAAGCGCGACCCAATCTACGGCCGCGCTCTTGGCTTTGGCGGCGCAGAGGAGTTATACGAGGCGCAGGTGTGGATAACCTACGCGATGATACGCGAGCTCCACATGCTCGACAGCGCCTCCAAAACCATCCTCAAGGCATCCGGTGCAGCCTCAGCCACGATTGCCAACAAGAACAACATCAACAACCTGGAGAACAACCAGATCATCGACGTAGGGGAGGGCGACCTCTCCCAGGTGGATACCTTCCCCCGCAACATCAAGCTCTTTGATAACTCCGTTGCCGCTTGGGAAACACACGCACAACAAATGGGTGCAGCCAATGACAGCATTATGGGCGAGAAGCCCAGCGCCGGCACTCCTTTCAAGCTCCAGGAGCTCGTGACCGCAGAGAGCCACGGCCTCCATGACTATCGCCGTGGACAGTTTGCCAAGCACCTAGAGGAAATCTACCGCGACTGGATCATCCCCCACATCGAAAAGAAGATTTGCCAGGGTGCCACGTTCCTCTCTGAGCTCTCGCTTGAAGAGCTCCAGTACGTCACCGAGGCTCTCGTGACCAACGAGGCCAACCGCATGATTAAGAGCATGGTGCTTTCAGGCGAAGATGTGACCCCTGAAATGGTGGAGGAGCACAAGCTGAAGGTTGCGGAGAACTTCAAGAAGAAGGGCACCAAGCACTTCATTGAGATACTCAAAGGCGAGTTTAAGGGCGCTACCTTGGGCGTCAAAATCAACATCGCCGGCAAACAGAAGAACCTTGCGGCACGCGTCGATAAGCTCACCAACATCGTACGCACCGTTATGGCAGCGCCGCAGCTCCTTTCGACTCCTGCTATGGCCAACATCTTCAACCAAATCATAGAGGCAAGCGGCCTCGACCCTGTGGACTTCAGCAACTTTGAGGTGCCACCCCCACCTGAAGCAGCACAGCCCCCTCAAACACCGCCACAGCCACTCGCATTATCCGTAGGCGCACGTGCAAATGGATAAAGAGATACTCAAAGGCTTGGCTGACAACCCCAACCTCCTCGCGGCGGTACGCAAACTGCTTGAGGAGAAGTTCTCGGTGGATAGCCTCACTGCTGACCGTGCTGATGAAGTGCTCGGCCAAATGGTGCGTGCACGACTGGTGGGACTGCAAGCTATCAATGAAGCTTTTAGAGAGCTTGAAAATTTGAGAACACCACCAAAAACGCCCGAACGTGACAACACGGCGATATAG